CAAACTTTCAGCCCTTTCAATTTTTTCATTAAATTCTTTAGAACCTTGTAATATTTTGTTAGTTCGAAGCCAGTCTTGTATTTCTGTTAATTCAATCTGACACCTTTCAGTATAAGGTACAAATTCATTTTTAAGTGCATCTGGGTAAAACTTCATAATCTTGTTTTTTTAGTTGTTATAGGTTAAAGGAGCACTAGGCTCCTGTTAGTTAAAATAATGTTATCTCGTTTCCAACTACTTTTACATTAAGTACACTTTTATTTAGGTTTCTACAGTCAATTATTATTTGACTTGCAATAGGTGTAATTTCTGATATTGGACAATTTGCTTTTTTAAGTAAACTTTCTAAATGAGTAAATTTTTGGTGTGTTGTCATAATCTTGTTTTTTTAGTTGTTATTAATTCGTTTACAGTGGTAAATATACAACAATAAACTAAACGCACAAATTTTTTTTAACTTTCTTTAATTTTTTCGTTATCTAATATATATAAATTAAAGCCGTACGGGGCTAGTTCAAGAAGTTCTTGCATTGTTTGCCGGCTGCTAGTAATATCAAATTCTCCGTCTTTGTTTATGTCGTAGAAGTCAGCACCTACGGCAATACAACCTTTTAATTGTGTGTAATAGTTTGCCGGGTGTATTAGAATGTAATCGCGTTGAAATACATTTTCTAAAATATAATGGTTGCCGTATTTTTTTGAGTGCCTAGGTTTTACCGTGTAACGTTTTGAAGGTATGCGGCTAACATTACGCTCGTTATTTTTGTTCGGAAGTTCTAACGTGCAACATTGGTAAATTAAGTCAAAACCAAAAAACAAAAATAGGCTTCCTAAAGTTTGGTTTTCGTTTTCTTCGTTTCTTATTAGAACCGCTTTATACATTTTTATTTTTTTTATACGTTAAATAAAATTTATATAAAGTATAAGAAATACCAATAACTAAACCCGTAACCCTTAAAATTGGCTCTAGTTCCGTAAGGCTTAAACCAATAGCGGCCGAGTTTACAATTATGCTTTCTGTTGTGTCTTTATCCATTTTTTAAATTTTTATAAGTCTTAAACGACCGCCCAGCACTTGCGTTGTGCTTCTATCTGTTTGTACTAATAAACTAACGTATTCACCTACTACGGTTGTGTAAGCTGTTGGAAGTGCATTTATTGTATTTGTTGTTCCTGTGTTAACTAACCCCGATGTAGTGCTGTCAAATGGACTAATTTTTAACGCTAAAGGTCGGCTTGAATTAGTATAAACTTCATAAGCGACTAATCTATATCCTATCGGTAAATAACTTGAAGCAATACGCATAGGCGCCCGGCTGTCAAAACCGTTCATTACTGTGTCTGAACCGTCCCTAGAATATATAAAATATCGGCTTGTATCTCCTAAATGAAAATCTTGAGCCGTTAAGAAAAACCAAAGTTCGTCGGTGTTAGGTTCGAAATAACTCCTATGCCCTATGTTAGTACCAAAAAAATGACTGTTTGTATTTGTAACATATAAATTATTGGAAGTTGGAAAGTATCGAAACGCCGTTTCTCCGCCAAAATTACCGCCGTCGTTAAATTGTACGCTATTGGTTGGGCTTGCTGGTGTACCGCCTCCGCTTGCGTTAATTGTAACGTTACCCGTACCACTTGCCGGGCTTATTGTTACATTTGTACCGGGTATTATTTGCGTAACACCGCCACCGCTTCCGGTTATTCTATTTGATAAATCCCAAGTTTGAACAAGGCACAAAGAACCTTTTAAATAAGGCGCTAGGGTTGTAAAATTAGCGTCTATTTGCGTGCTTCCCTCTAAACTTTCGGCCGTTGCTGTAATTTCTAAAGCGTTATTACCAAACTTATCGCAAAGTATTAATTTTTGACCGTTGTAAACTTTTCCGCGTGTATAGGCAACATCAAATTTTGTGTGCGAAGTTCCAGCAAGTAAATCCTCGTCAACTACGCCAATAATTTTATCATTGTATACAGTTTTTGTAATTGCCCCCTCGGGTGTGTAAAAATTAGCGGTATTAAAACCGGGGTTGCCTATTTGAGAAAATGCCGGCGTTCCTGTGCTGCCCGGATCAGTTTCGCCGGGAAAATCCGGGTAAAATAAATCGGTTGTGTCTTCGTAAAGTGTAGCGTTGCTTATATTTAATTTATACCAACTGCCCGAAGTTTCGTCTGTTGCGGCTGTATAAGTCCCCTCAATAAATATAAAACGTTCCATAAAACCGCCTAAAGTAGAACGGTATTTTAATGGTCGCGTAGGCAAAAATTTACTAAATAATATAGTACCGTTTAATATTGTTGTAGGTTCGTCGCTAGTCCTCATATATTCATTAAGAACTAATTGCGTTAGGTTTTTATAAGTTGTACCCGCGCCAATATCAAAACCGCCTGTGTCTATATAAGTGCCCCCGCTTGTTTTAAGTCTAACGGTGTGTTGTGTGCTGTCTTCTTCGTATAAATTACCTAGTACAAAACTGCCTAGGTCTTTGTCTGTGTTTTCGTTGTCGGGCGTTTGTCCGGAAATATATAAACTCCCGTTTGTATTTTCTGCATCGTTTCCAATTGTACCCTCGGTTAAACTAGAAATTATAGGCGTTTGTTTTATTTCTATTGTTCGTGTGGTCGGTTGCTGTGTATAATTTAAACCACTTGAAACCGGCATATTGAACGTATTCAAGTTTTGTATAAGCGTAACAATTGGCGTGCTAGTACCCGGATAGTTTACTGTATTACTAGGAAGCTGCCAAAAATATATTTTACCCGCAAGTTTAAATTGAACTTCGCCGAAAACGTCCAAAGCTGGCAAAGGTAAATTTATAGTAATTGCATTTGTTACAGCCGTATCAGAACCCGTTGGCGTGTTAGATGTATAATTTGTTATTATACCCTCTGTTTGTGTTAAAAATTGGTATTGTTCTGTGTCAGTAATTCCAAACCCGGAAGCAAGGAAAAACTCTGAATTGGGGTTTGTGTTCCATTCCCAACCGATTGAAGATGTGCCACCCCAAGCGCCGTTTGAACTTAGATACTTATTACCTACTTTTAAGGTGCAAGCAATTACGCCCGTTTGAAAACTATTTTGTTGCGCGTTTGGTGTAACTGTGTCCGGCCAAATTTCAGTAAGCCTAACGGATAAATTTAAGTTTAAATTTGTTAAGCCTTGGTTTACAAAGCCAATGGTTGTAAGGGCGTTGTAGTCGTTATCCGGGTCAAATATTGCGGTTACGTTACCTTTTTTATAAGTACCTCGGACGGTATTTAATTCCGGTATTGAAGAATAAGAAGCGCCACTTTTTAAATGCGCGTAAACACTTGACAAACTAAAATCGTTTTCTATTGTATAGGGTATAAAAGTTGTTCCGGAATTTAGTCTAAATTCTGTTGCTGTTGTGTCGGGTGTATTACTTTGCCAATAGACCGGCGCATCGTTTACAAGTGCGTTGTCGTGTATTATATTGTAAAAATTATCTGAATATATTAAACTAAGCCCAAAACTTTTTAAAACGCCGTTAAACTCAACTAAATAATTTTTTATTGTGTTTGGTTGGTTTCCTTGGTTGCTTACAAAAACATTTCTGTTGTAAGTTATTAAACGCATTGTGTTTGTACTCGTTGGCGTATAAACTAAATTTTGCGGCCAAAAATTAAAAAGCGTTTTTATACTGAACGTTTGAATTGGCAAGCTTGTAATATCGAATAAATCGTAAAATATTTTTAAAGGGTTATATAAATCTTTGTAATCAAATGCGCCGTCAGTTTGTAGCGTGTTGTTGTATTTGCTTTGTAATCTATTAAGGCTATCTGTACAAGTAACTTGCGTTATAAAAGGATAAAAATTATTACTTTTTTTATTATATGCTGGTTTTACCCAGCCTGTATAATATACATTATTATTAGACTCCTTTACAACAATATAAAATTCGCCCTCTGTATAGCTTAGTATTTCGTTTATTGCGTCGCGATCTGTTTCATTTTCTATTATAAAGCCAAAGGTTAATTTTGACGTTTTAATTTGACTTAGTTTTTCGTCTTTTCCTTTATTCCATTTAACCTTAAAACCGTCAGCGCGAAGTTTAAATTCTGTTTCGTTTCCGGCTGTTAACGTTTTAGCTTTTATTTCAATAGTCCACTCCTTATTTGTAACCTTTGAATAAAACGTACTTGTATAATATAAACTACTCATTTTTTTATGTTTTATTTATAGCCCCTAAGTGAACTGTTCCCGCTTCTAAACCGTAACTTGCGCCGTTTGTATCCGCTGCAAGTTGGTTATCTATTGCAAGTATCATATCGGCACCGCTTAGGGTAAATTGACCTTGTAAACGACCGCCACCGCCTAGCGCGTGGTTTGGTACAATGTTTCCGCCTGTATTACTCATAAATAATTCGGGGCCGTTTTCTCCTACCATGTAAGGCGTACCGCCGGCAACAGGGCCGCCGCTTGCTCTACCTTGTAAACTTCCCGAAAGTATATCTTTGAAGCCCATTGCCCCGGCTTTAAAACCGGAAGCTGCACCTAGTCCCGGTATCATTGCAAAGAGTGCCGCAAGTATAGCCGCTTGTACTATTAAAGCAATTATTTGTTTTAGCATATCGGCAAATATTTGCTTAAAGGCTTGACCGAACTTTTGACCGCTTGCAATAGCTTGCCCCATACCGGCCGCGAAGTCAGAAACCATAGCAACGCCAAACTCTTTAGAGCTGGCAATTAAGCCGTCGAACTTACCTTTAACAACTGTTAACGCACCCGTTAAAGTACCGCCGCCTTCTTCGCCGCCACTTTCTTCGCCGCCCTCGCCACTTGACTCGCCACTTTCGCCGCTTGACTCTGAACCGCTACCGCCACCGAAACCAATAACCGCACCTATCCCACCTAAAGCCGACTTTGCTTTGTCTGCTGCGTTACTTACCGCCTCGCCAAAACTTCCGAACTCGTTTTTATAGGTTTTAGTTTCAACTTTTAACTTTTCTAAACCGTCGACCATTTCGTCAAACGGGTTTGTTATTTTTTCTCTACCGAAGAAATCTAAAATTTCGTTAAAGCCGTCTAGTAATAAACTCAAAGGGTTAAATTGAATAAACCATTGCAACATTTGAATTATAGCATTTTGCCACCAACCAATATCGCTAAACCTTTCTTTAAAGGCTTCTAAATTATCGACTACATAAACAAACCCAGCGGCTAAAGTTGCAATAGCTATTACAGCCAAACCAATAGGGGACGCAATTGCGCCAAGTAAAGCAATAAGCGGCCCGAGTGTAGCGGCTAGGGTTGCAAAGGTTAAAATTGCAATTTTGATACCGCCGTCTAAATTAGTCCACGCAGTAACTAAACCAATTACAAAGTTTGCTAGTTTTTCAATAACCGGCAAAATTAATTCGCCGAATGAAATAGCTAGCCCCTCGGTTGCGCTTTTTAGCCTTGTCATTGTACCGGCTAAACCTTTCATTTGTTGGTCTGCGACTTTCTTAGCTGTCCCGCCGCTATTTTCTAACGTACCGGTTAAGTCAGACAAACCACTAGATCCCTCTTTCATTAAAGCCAATAAACCCGGGCCGGCTATTTTTCCAAACTTGCCCATTATATCGGAAGTTGACAAACCTTTACTTTCTAGTTGTGCAAGTTGGTCGCTTAACGGTATCATATTCCCGGCTGCGTCGTATATTGACAAACCTAAACTTTCGCTTTGTTCGTCTAACTGTACTAAAATATTTTTTAAAGATGTCCCGGCGGCGCCCCCTTGTATACCGGCGTTAGATAGCAAGCCAATTGCCGCGGTTGTTTCTTCTATTGAAACCCCGAACCCGGAAGCCACCGGCGCCGCGTTTGCCATTGCTTCGCCAAGCTGGTTTAGGTCTGTGTTGCTATTGGTAAACCCGGCCGCGAGTACGTCAACAAATTGACCTAAGTCTTTAGCTTCGGCACCGAAACCGCTCATTACATTAGAGGCAATATCTGCCGCCGTTGCTAGTTCTAAATTACCGGCCGCCGCTAGGTTTAAAGTTGCCGGCATCGCGTCCATAATTTCTTTAGCGTCAAGTCCGGCCATACCTAGGAAACTCATAGCGTCCGCGGCTTGACTTGCCGAAAATTGCGTTGTACGTCCTAACTCTTTGGCTTGGGTGTCCATTGCTTTAAAGTCCGCCGTCGTTCCTTTTGTAACGGCTTTAACTTTATTCATTGACTTTTCGAAATTAGCCGCAGCCATAACCGCACCCGTACCAATAGCCAACAAAGGCGCGCTAAGTCCAACGCTTAAAGACTTGCCCACGCTTCTAAGTTTTGCGCCTGTTTGGTTGAAAGTCTTAGCCGCTAACTTCATTTTCGACGTGAAGTCTGTAATGTCTGCGCCTAGTTTTACGTTTACGTTTTTCTTGCTCATTTCTTAAAGTGTTTAGCTCGTTCGCTTAAATACTGTAAACGCTCGGCGCTCATTTTCTCGGTTTTTGTTTTTTTCTTTTCCCACTCAAACGGCCAAAGTTTTTCCGGCTTTATACCTTTACCGTTTTTAGTGCTTGGCATTAATAACGTACTTGCCAAAAGTCTAAACCTATACCACTCGTTACGGTCGCGCTGTTCTTCTAAGTTTTCAAAACCTCGAAGCGTGTTTTCAAATTCACGCGGCGTTAGTTCGTCGAGCTGGTTTGGAGTAAGGTTAAGCCAGCCAAACGCGATAGTTTCTAAGTCGTCAAAAGTAGAAGCGTCTTTTCGCGGCTTGCTTACCTTACTATTTTCTAAACCTTTTTTTTTGTGCCTTTACTTGCACCGGCTAAAGACTCAGTAAATACCGCAAGTACTTTGTCCATTGCTTTGCCGTCTTCGTCTAGTAAGTCGGCCACGTCGTCAATAGTTAAATCGAAATTTGTCTTCGTTACCCTTGCACCGTCTTTTAAGCCAGCCCAAACAAGCGCAAGCGCTTGCGTTATGTTCATACTTTCGCCTAGTGTACCAAGTTGCCCAAGTGTTACGCCGGTCGCGTCTGTAAAAGCCCGTAAGGCTGCAAAGCCATATTTTACGGGATAGTCTTTTTTGTTTATAATAACTAGTTTAGCTTTCATCTATATAAAGTCAGTTTGTGCAAGTACACCGGTTCCAGCTAACGAAATTGAAAAACTAGATTGGTCTTCTGTACCGCCTGTTAAACTTAAAGAACTTACAAAAGCCGAACCGCTATAATAAACGTTACTATCAGCGGCCGAACCGCCGTTAATTGTAAATTCTAACGTTACCGCTGTCCGTCCTAGTGTCGCGTCGCCTATGTGGTTCCAAAAGTCTTGAAAAGTTTTTGTAGAGGCTTCCGTTTCATTTCTGTATAGTGCATCGCAAGAAACCGACCAGCTACGTAGGCCGCCAATGATAGCTTTCCAACCGCCCGACTCTTTATTTGTTTGGTCGATTTCTTCCATTGAAATGTCAAGCGAGCAAGTCGTTGCGCTTCCAACAATTACTTCATTTACTCCGGGTGTACCTACTTTTAAAATTAAGTCTGTACCGTTTAATAATCCTGTTGCCATTTTATTTTTGTGTTTAGGTTAATTAATATAAAAAATTATTTTAATACTCGAGCTTGAAAACTCAAAGTATTTAAGTAGTATTTTCGTTCCTTGTTATAGTCTTCGCTTGAACTTTGTAAACTTATACCGTCAATTTTTAAACTGTTGTAAGTTCCATTTGCGGCGGTGTCTAGTGCGTCGCTTACCGCTTGCGCTAAACCTACGTTCTGAAAATAGATCCGATTAACGCAATAAATAGAAAAGTCAACGACGTACAAAGGTGCGCTGTTTAGTGTTCTGTTTCTTTTTGTATATACCGGGTTAACGCTATCTATTTCATATATAACGCACACTTCCGGGTTAGTTTGTTTTAACAACGGCGCGGGTTGTATTTTATTAACGCTCATACCGTTAATTTGTAATAAAGCATAATTATTTTTGAGTATATCAAAAATTGCTTTTCCCATAGATAAACCAACACTTAAAGCCATTATTTTAATTTATTTAGTTTCTTATTTAACATTTTAATTAAATGCTGGTTTACTTCATTTAAAGCTTTAGTTTTGTTTTTTTCAAAAGCCCTTTTAATATTGTGTTGCTCGTCAAAACTAACGTCGTAATTTTGTTTTCCAACTTCAACTAAATGCGCGTGGTATCCGTTAAAGTTTCCATAGTAACGCGGCCCGACTAAAATAAACGGCCGACCTTTACGGCTTTTAATTTTTTTAATTATGCCTATTGACTTGCCAAGGTTTCCGGTTACATTATTTATATTTTTACGTATGTCGTTAATTAAAGGCTTCGCCACTTTTTTAAGCGCTCGTTTAATTTCGCTGTCTTTTATTGCGTCCCTACCTAAACCCCTTAATATAGTGTCTAGTTCTTTGTCGCCTGTTATGGAAAACTTTGGTATCAATTTAACGCCGTATGTGCTTTGATTAATATTGTTTGCTGGTTGCCTTGTCCTAGCATATTAATAGAACTAATATAATAAGTTTCTGTTTGATAAGTAATAGTATTATTTTTTGCTAGTTGTGAAATAAAAATTTCATATCTATATGTAAACTCTACATTTTTTATAAGGTTGCTAACTTCGTCGTTTATTTCGTCTTTTCCTGTTAGCCATTTAACCGAAGCAAATCTAACATAAGGCGTGCTTGCTGTTTCAACTATTTCGCCGAAGTCGGTTTGTTGTGTCGTTGACTTTATATTTATTTGTGTCTTATGTCGAAATTGTCCCGGCTGCATTTACCAAATATAATTTTTATAATTATTTATAATTGACCTATACCCAAAAGGTAACTCATCAACTTTTAAAAACGTTACAGGGCTGCGGTTGTCGTAATAGTGTTGTATAAGCATATACATAGCCATTTTTAAAGGAAGTATATTTTCTTCGTCGTACGGCTCAACTGAATAATTTATTTGTATAGCATTAATTCTATCGTATAAATTAGGCGCGTTAACTATTTGTATTCTATTTAACCCGTTATGTTCAGCAATAAAAAAATCAATGTCTTGCGTTAAATATGCAAAAGTATTTGAACTGTCGTAATATCTCAAAGTAAAAGTACCGGTTAAACTACCCGGGTATTTTAAATATATTATATTGTCTTGCGGCCACTTGTCGCGAAATTCTACAATATCAGTTTCAACGCATACTTGGTTTGTATCGTTTAAAACTTGAACTTTTGCAATTTTAATAAGTTCAGTAATATAGTCGTTGTCTTCTGTAAAATCAACACGCAAATAATTTTTAGCTTCGTCTAAACTTATAAGCTGGTTTGTCGTTGCGTCAACTTGTGCTTGTGCGGCCATACTTTAAAATTTAAAAAAAAGGGCAAGCGGTTAAACTCGCCCTTTTATAAATTAATTAATTACGCTATTTCGGCTTTAACTAATGAAGTTGTGTTAGCTGTTACGTGCGCAGCTTTACCGTCGTTTAATGAAACAACAACAAGCCTCGAGATACCTTTGTGAGCGTCTGTATATCTATCAGAGATAATATCCAAACCGCCAAACGTTGCAAGGTGTACGTCGCTCATGTCGCCGAACATTGCCGCCTGTGTTTGTGCTGTACCAACGTTAGAACTAACATAGTAGTTATATCCGTTAATTTGCTTATTAGCCCAATCAATAAAAGCGCCATTGGTATAATCAAGTCCAGCTTCGGCCTTTAATTTTGCAATTACTGCCGGGTTAAATAGGTAAGAAAAACGACCGCTTGCCGGGTTGTAGTTTCTTGTCAATATCATTGACTCCATATTAATAAGATCGTCAGTAGCTACGTTAGAACCTACGGCCGGTGAAACTGCGTCAGCCGTTGCATAAATAGAAGCCGGGGCGTTTGCGTTTAAATCTGCCGAGCCTAAAAGAGCTTTTTCCCAAGTTGCCGAAATTGAACGCGCCATATTGCGTTGAAGTGCCGCTTCTGCGCTTGCGTTTTGCGTCATCATTTCAGCGCTCATTGAAACAACTGAAATAAGTTTTTTAGGGCTTAGAGTGATGTTTGTTAAAGCACCTGCAGCCGCTTGACCGCTTCCGCCGTCCTCAGCTAAATAACCGCTATTAATATCAGCTATAATTGGAAACTTACGGTCTGCGCTAATTCCGGAATAGAAGTTTGCACCCGCTTGAACTAAAACAGAGTTTGCTTGTAATTGGTCAATAAACGAACCAACGTCTGTCGGGTTAACTTGCGCCGCTGCCGCTGGTAAATCTGCTCTTGACTCTAAAACTATTGACGGAATACCTACGCCACGGAATAAACGACTTTTGTTTTCGTTTCTTGCTTCTTGGTGTAGTTCTCTTACAAGACCGTCCATTTGCCCGTTGTATGCCGCCGTTGCCGCAGCTGTAAAGCTAAAACGTTTTAAATCTTTGTCAGTTTTACCAACGTTTTGAGTTTCAAACGTTACCGGTACAATAGGCGTCTTTGAAAGTTGCATTGAGCGTTCAAGTCTTGAAACTCTTTGAGTCATGTCGTCCGCAGTTTTTTCGTTTTCGTCAAACGTTGCTTGCTCGTCAAGGTTCAAATTTCTGTCTTCGCTTTCAGCGTTTTCAATTAAATTTTGCATAACAGACAAAGCCGCTTGGCGCTCGTCTTTTAATTGCTTTAAAGTCTTTTTCATTTTAGAAAAGTTTTAAATCTTAATTTATTTTTAATTAGTCCCAAATCTTTAGTTTTAGCATTCTTGTAAATATCCAAAGACCGAACCGCTGCGCTTGTTTGTGGATAAGCCGGCCTAGTAACTAGACTTACATCAATAAGCCTTTTTACTTCCTTTACTTCTCTTACAAAACCGCGTTCGCTTTCTTGCCATTTGTCTGCGTCTACAATAAACCCAAAACTCATTTTTGAGATGTCGCCGCGCTTCATAAGTTCGACGGTATCCTTTGCCGCTTGGGTGTTCGGCATTTTTATCTCTGAAATTAAACCGCGTTCGTCTGTGCTTAGTTTCAACGTTCCCGAGCTGGTACGCCCAAAAACAATATTATTATCGTGGTTCAATAATGCAACAACGTCGTTTGTTAATACGCCGTTAAATGCATTTCTGTTAATAGTTTCTTTAAATCCGCCTAAATCTTCGCTCAAACTATCAAAAACAGCCGCGTAACCTCTTACAATAACGCCGTCGCTTGTTTCTTCGGCTCTTAGTTCTGCGCAATCGAATTGCCGAACTTCTAATTTATTTTTTTGGTTCTTCATTTTCTATCGGTGTTTTTGGTGCTGGCTTTTCGACTTTTACCTTGTCTTTGGTGTTCAACATATTCATAGGTACGTAATAACTATCGCCGTTCGCCTCGTCGTTCATATTTTCCTTGCGTCTTATTTCGTTTGGACTTATTGCGCCAACTTGGAATAGTTTGCTGTAATACTCCGCCCTGCTTTTTGAGTCCCCTCTTAATAAAGCGCTAACATTATGCTCAAAATATGTTTTACCTTTGTTATTTTCAAAGATTAACTTTTTGTTAAACTCCTGTTCTATTTTATTTGCAATCGGGTTAATAGTATGCGTAATAAATTCAGTCGCTTGATGTTCGATATTCGAAAAAGTCGCGCGCTCGAGATCCCCCAATAAATGCGGCGGTACTCTAAATATTCTACTAATTTCTAAAATACTAAATTTTCTAGTCGTCAAAAATTGGCTGTCTTGCGGGCTTAATTGGATCGGTTTGTAGTCCATTCCTTCCTCTAGTACCGCCGTTTTAAAGCCGCCAGCATACCCACTGTGGTAAGTGCGTTGCCATTGTTGGGAAAGTGTTTGCATTGCGTCTGCGCCTAGGTTACCCGGGTGTTTTAAAACTCCGCTAATTTTTGCACCGGACTCGAAAAAGTTTTTTCCGTAAGTTTGGGCCGCAATACCTAAAGCAATATTATCGCGTGCAGCGGTTAAACGGCTGCGCCCTATATATCCGTCGCTAGGCATATCGGGTATATGTATAATATCTGAACTATCAAACTGCCCTTTTTCCCTAAGTTCGTAAATTAAACGACCATTAATAAATTTTGGCGTTACTTGGTCGGGGTGTATTAATTGCAAAGAAATAGGTAAGCCCCTTGCGTCGCGTTCAATATGTGCGTAAGCGTTACCGTATAAAAGCAATGTATTTATAAAACACTCAAAAAATATAAATTTAGTTTGGAAAACGTTTGGCTCATTATTAACCAAAAATTGTAAAGGGCTATCATTATAAACTTCGCGGCCTTTATTAGTTTTTTTATAGTAGTTAAACGGCAATTGGCTAATCGTTTCAGAAATAACCCTAACAGCAGCATAAACAGCCGAAAAGGCTAAAGCGGTGTCCGGTGTTACAAGTACGTTTTTCGGATCTAAATTTAAGCCAAGCGCATAATCTAAATAGTTGCGCTTTTCTTCTTTTTTAGTTTTAAAAAAATCAAATATTGCCATTCAAGAACATTTTTTTGCAATTTACGAAAAATTGATTTATATTGCAAGCGTTTTTTTAGTTTTAATAGCCTACTAGATTGAGCCGTTTTGCGGCTCTTTCTTTTTTTTATATAGTAAAAAAACCGCCTTTATCCCTTTTGTATTTGCTTTCAATTTCTTTTTCGCTGAACATTTCTTCTCCTACGGCCATACATAGCGCCGCAATAGTGTCAATTTTGTCGGTTGACTTGTCTTTTGCCGGCTTAATATTACCGGCTGGATCTGTCATTAATTGCACGTTTCCAAATTGCCAACGCATAACCGGACAGTTAAAATATATAAAATCTTTAGTTAAAATTTTGCTTTCTATTTCTTTAGTCGGCGGGCTTAATGACTTGTAACCCATACCAAAAGCGCTCATTTTTAGCCCCTCTTCAATACATTCAATAACAAGTTGCGAACTATTCCAGCGGTCAAAAGCTATACTTTGAACGTTGTATTTTTCGCAAATCTCAAATATTTTAGCTTTTACAAAATTGTAGTCGGTAACGTTTCCGGGTGTTACCTCTAAATACTCAGCCCATTCTTTATAATTAACGCCGTCTTTACCGCCTGTGCGCCCCTCAAATTTGTCTTCGGGTAAAAAAGTCCAATGCTTACAAATAATTTTTTCGCCTATTCGCCAAGCTAAAACAAAGCTAGTTAAATCGCGAACGCTCGCCAAATCTAAACCGCCGTAAGCGGGTGCGCTTAAAAGTAAATCGTCGGGTACTGTTTCGTTACAGGCAACAATATCTTTATCATTAAGCCAACGCGTTTCTGCGGTTGTGAATTGGTTTAAATGTAAACGACGAAATATATTTTCATAGCTTGGTATTGTGTCGGCTTTGGCG